GAGGGCAAGCCAGGCGGGGTGTAGGGCATCAGGCCAAAATCGGGCCACTGGATCGCCCATGGCGGCCAGCGGATGTCCCAGGACGGCAGGTCCGGCCAAGTAATCGGCGGAAGGCTCGGCCACCACCATGACGGCAGGTCCGGCCAGGTGAAGTCCCAGTTGATCGGCGGCAGGGTCGGCCAGGCCCAAGGCGGAAAAGCGGGAAAAGACCAGGGAGGCAGGCTCGGCCAGGTCCACGGCGGGAACTCGGGAAGCTGGAACTCGGGCAGATCCAGGTTCCATTGCCACTGTGGCAGATCCGGCCAGCCAATCTCGATTCCCAATTGCCACGAGTATTCCGTCGCCTCGTAAACATTGGCATCCTGGGCGTAGGGGGCCGCCAGCTCGCTTTCCGGGTGCGGGTAGATGGCCTGGGCCGCGGCCTCGGTGAAGGTCTCTTGCAACGTCAAATAGTCGTCGTCGCTCAGATACGGCTTGATCCCGGCGTCAAATTCCCGCCGCGGCATGACCTCTATGTTGGTGCGCCGGTACACCTACCGCTCCTCCTCCACCGTGGCCCGCACCGCCAGGTCGTGCAGCGCCATGCTCGCACCGGACAGGTGTATGGTCACATGCCCCGCGGCCACCTTGAAATCCCGCCGCAGCGTCACCGTCTCCTCGCCGCTCACCTTGGCGTCCAGGGGCGCCGTGATAGCGTACTTGGCATCCTCGGTGCGCCCGTCGCGGGCCGCGGCGATGGTCAGGCTGGCCCCGGCGGCGGCATCCAGGCGTGCGCGCACGTCGTGCAGCGTCACCCATCGGCTGCCGGCGGAAAACTCTACATCCATCCTGTGGTCGATGGCCACGCCGTCGTCCTCGGTGCCGGTGTTGAGCTGCCAGACGCAGCCGTCACTGTCGCCGGCCACCTGGATCACGGCTACGTCCCCGCTGGCCGCCTCGGCCTCGCACATGGCCGTCCAGTGGTTAGCGTAGCTGTCCTCGTACCAGGCCCCGTCCACCAGGTCGTACACCCCGAACCAGTTTGGCTCGGTGGCCGTGGTGCCGCATACCAGCCACACCCGCAGCACGTGGGCGCTGCGGTCGTAGAACAGGCCGCAGCGGTCCTCGTACCCCCGGCGAACGCAAGTTTCCGGTTTCAGGGGATCAAAGCGGTCGGCCACCGCGTCGCTCACGGCGTCCATCACCCCGCGGCCGTCGCATCGCACCAGGCCGTGCCAGGAAAGCCAATAGACCACCGTGGCCACGCGCTCCTCGGTGGCCGTGGTCAGGTACACTCCCTCCACCACCGCGACGCTCTTTGGGGTCCAGGTGCCGATGCGCGTCGATAGGATGCGCTTGCCAAAGGTGGCGTTGTCGCGGCCTTGGTAGAGGGTGGTGCAGCCGCCGATGGTGCCGCGCTCCTCCTGGAGCACGATGATCTCGTTGTGGAAGCAGACGATGGCGCGCACTGCGTGGGCTCGGCCGTCGCCCGGGTCGAGGATGTTGCTGTCATTGCCGCGCAGCGACATGGGGCGGCGGATCGAGGAGACGTAGATGTACTGGGGATAGCGCTCGAAGACATAGAGCGCCCGGTGCTTCCAGGCGGCGCAACACAGGCACTTGGTGCCGAAATCGGCCACGTCGTAATAGGGCTGCCCGTACACCGTGGCCAGCACATTGTCGCTCAGGGCCGCCGTGAAGCGCACATAGTACCAGTAGCCGCGCCACTGGTTGCTGGCGAACTGGCGCGGCTGGTCCGGGTTGGCGGGCCGGCCGATCACCACCCAGCCGCTCTTGCCGGCCCCGTCGCTGCCGTCGGATACCGGGTCGCTCTCCACCCATTGCTCACCGTCCCAGCGGCCCACCTTGGCGATGGTGGTGCCGGTCGTCGATGGCGACTCCCCCATGTCCAAATAAAACGCCTCGATGGGATCGGCGAAGCACATATACAGTCGGTCGCCGGTTGCCATCAGCGAAAGGTCGCAGGTGGTGTAGTCATAACGGTAATAGATGTCGTCAGCGGCGAGGTAGTATTGGCACTCCACCGCCGGCATCATCAGCGAGTCCCATACAATCTGGAGTGGCGAGGGGTCGGCCGAGTAGCGCACCTCGGAGATCTCCACCTCGCTGTCGAGGGTCGCCGAAAAGAACACCCGCCACCAGAAGCCGCACACCCCCTGCTGATAAACCGCCACCGCGTCGGTCACCGGCGCCGCCAGGGTCCAACTGCCGTTTTGAGCCAAGGTCGCGCCTCCGCTGGCCGTGGTGTCGGTCAGCGTACCAGCGTCCGTCCAGGCGCCGTTGTACTTCTGGATACTCACCGTGGCCGCGTTGGCGTTGGGTTTCTTCACCACGATGCGAAACCCGGTCAGCCGCGGCAGGGCCGTGCGGATCATCAGACAATGGCCGGAGGCCGATGTCTCCAGGCTGTCGAGCACCGCCACGGTGGTATCGTCGTCGTCGGTCACCTCCACCGTGTAGTCGGCGCCGGCGTCTGGAATGGCGGGAATGCTGCCGGAGCCCCTATGGACAAAAAACCCGGCCACCCGGTCCTCGTCGCCGGCCCAAAAGTGGGGCAGATCGGCGCCGGTGGCGAAAATCAGCACGTCGTCCATCACGGCCCAGGAGGCGGGCTTGGGGTCACTGTTGCCGGCGAACAGGGTGGTGCCGAAGGCCCCGGCGCCCACCGCCGGCGGGGTGTTGTCGGCCTCGCGGATCGTGCCGTCGGCGAACTGGGCCAGAAAGTGGCGCTCGGTGATGCGCCCCTTGCAGTAGTGAAACAGGCTCATCACCCGGCTGGCCACCGCCGTGGCGTGCAGCTTCTTGGAGCCGCCCCGGCTCTTGTAGCCGGGGTGTTCCCCGCGCAGGTTGCGCACCAGGCTGGCGCGCCCGAAGAGCAGAAGCTGGCGCGCCTTCTTGGTCACCTGGCCGCCCATCAACGGCAGGTTGATCCAACCCTTGCCAAGCTGGTGCCGCCCGCCGGCGTCGGCGGCGGGGAAGTCGCCGGCATACTTGGTAGTCAGCTTCCCCATGGCGTCACCACCCCACCGGCCGGCGTGCGTTGTGGCGGTCAAGGATCTGGCGCGCGCGTTCCTGGCGCAGGCGGCCGATCTCGGCGGCAAAGTCGCCGCCGATGGCCGCGGCCCCGGTGTAGTCCTTGACCGGTTTCTTGAAGATGCTCACCGCGCCGGCCACGATGGCCCGGCAAGTGCGCTCGGAAAAGCGCCAGGTGCGCGCCTCGGCGTACACCGGCAGAGGCATTCCGTAGTAAGGCACCGTGATGGTGTGCCCGCTGTAGCCGGCGGGCCGGTTGAGCCGCAGGCTGTGCTGGCTGGCGGGAATGACGCGGTAAGTGTCACCGACGGTGAAGTCGTCGTTGGTGCCGTCGAACAGGGCCACGGCCAGGGTGTTGGCGTCCACCACCTCCAGCACGTAGCCGCTGGAGCCGTCGGTGACGTTGTGAACCGTGTCCCGGGGGTACACCCGGTCGGAGCCGGTGAAATCCTTCTCCGTGTCGATCAGTTGGCACTCGCCGCCGTTTTGGGCCGAACCCGACGTCACCGTACCGCTCACCGCGGCGGCGGCCGCGGTAGCCCCAACGATGGCGAAGGCCGCCGGCGGGGCCTCCTCGGCCCCGGTCTGGTCGGCGAAGAAGATCCGCTCGTCGCTGGTCAGGTACGGCCAGCTCACCGCGCCGTCCACCCCGGTGTATTTCACCCGGTAGCGGCCGGCGCGGTCCTTGGCGTAGAGCTGGATGAAGTCCGGCGGCAGGGGGTAGTCCTGCTGGTCCACCACCGTTGTCAGGCTGGCGGTGAGCGCCAGGGGCAGGGCCTCGCGGCAGAACAGGGCCGCGGCCCAGTCCAGGCACTCGTAAGCCTTGCGCTGGCTGGAGTAGTCGCCGTAGAACTCGGCCTCGCCCAGCAGATCGAGAAACCAGCGCAGCAGCGTCTTGCCGTCCATCGGGCCCCCTTACAAGCGCCGGGCGCCCTTTTCCAGGGCGCTGGCCAGGCTGCTGCCGCCCTCGCCGGCGAAGGTGCAACTGGTCATCTCGATGGCCACGACCTTGCCCGGGTCCCACTCGCGCTCCGGGTAGTCGGCGAGCTGGCGCACCGTGCCGCGGATGGTCACGGAAACCTGCTGGCCGACGGACAGGTCCTTGAAACCCTCCGGTTGCACCTTGCCGCCCTTGGGAAACTCCAGGCGCAGCATCGGTTTCGGCTTGGGTGTCTTGATCGGCATGGGAACAACCTCCTTGTTTGCCATGGGTCTTCTCCGGGCCGGCCTACAACCCGTCGTCGATCATCTCGAACACCACCGCCTCGGCCTCGCCGGGCGGCTCGCCCATGGCCTCGGTCACCTCTTGGCCGCACTGCGGGCAGCGGTCAGGGGCGTCATAGGTGCTGTTCTCGATGAAAAAGCGCCCGCAAAACGGGCAGTGACGCAGGTCGCGGTCGGCCATCTAGATGGTCTCCTCCGGCGCGTCGGCGACCGTTTCCGTTGCCGGCGCCTCGGCCAGCGGCGCCTCGTCGGCCAGCGGCAGCACCTCCAGGCGGGCGTCGGCGTACTCCTGGGCGTCCTTTTCGGACAACCATGCGTTCGCGTCGGCCATGGCCTGCTGGTATGGGCCGGTGAACCGCTTGGAGGGCTGTTTCGCCTGACGGCTCTTGAACACCGTCACCACCACCGGGGTCAGTTGGTCCATGGGCGGCTCGGCGTTGTCGGGGTCGGTCGGCTCGCCGGCGTCGTCCGCAGGCGGCGCGCCGGCGGTGGCCTTGACCACCGCCAGGGCCTTGTCCGGGTCCAGGTTGACCCCTTCGCGCACATAGACCCACGGATCCACCATGGTCATGTCCACCCGGCCCCACCAGGGCGGCGCCTCGGGAAAACACTCGGCCCAGGCGAAGGGGCCTTCGCGGTCCCCGCCGGCGGACGGCAGGCGGAAATAGCGCGTCTCCAGGAAGCTGGTGCCGGCATCGGCGGCCCGCTGGCGCGCCGCCAGGGCCTTGTGGCGCTGCTGGTAGAACCGCCCGGAGAGCTTTTCCCCCTTGCGCCGCCACCATGCCTCGGCCGCGGCGCGCTGGTTGCGGTCGGCGATCACGTTGAGCAGGCCGACGTCGGCCGGCGGGCTGCCGTCGGCCTGCACGTAACTGCCGTCGGCCAGCAGGCGCAGGGTGCCCGCCGGGCTGGTCCAGGTGCGCACCACCTTCAGCTCCAGGCGGTCCTCGCCGCCGGTGGTCGGGTTCTTGCGCCGGACATGCAGAATTTGGGTCACAACTGCCTCCTTTGGGGTTGGGTTTAGCTGCCGATCACCAGGGCCCGCAGGGTCGTGGCCGTCGGCGCCGCCGACGTGCTCATTTCCGCCACGTCCGCGGTGGCGCTGGGTGCCAGGGAGATGATGCGGATCTTGTGGTTGTCCCGGTCGTACTGGTATTCGAACAGCACCCCGGGCGGCGGCATGAGAAACAGGGCGTCGATCTCCTCGAACATGCCGAACTTGTCCTTGGCCGGCAGGGGTACCCCGCCGGAAGGGTAGGTCAGCGATCCGTCGCCGAAGGCGATATCGACGATATTGACCCGCTTGTTGCCCGTGGGCACCAGGTTGTTCAGCGGCGGGTACTCATTGACGGTGACATCGGTGGAAGCCAGTGCGGTCATGGCCGGGCTCCTTTCATCAGGTGGCGCCGGTGATCATGCCGGTGGTCGCGCCGGCATGATCACCGGTCCGGTTAGGCGTTGGAGGTCTCGGTCCACCCCAGGTTCTCCAGCATCTCGAACTCGGGGTCGATGAACAGGATCGGGATGAAGTGCCCGGTAACGGCAGCGTCGTCCGCCGCGGCCGTGGCGTACTGCACCACGATCTGCTCGCCGGCGTTGACGCGCTGGCCCTTGGCCGACTCGTCGTAGATCACCGCGCCGGCGGCCGTGCCGTCGGGCACCGTGATCACCCCGGCGTCGCCGTCGCCGCGGTCGGTGTCGCTGCCGGCGGTGGGTCGGATATCAAACTTGATCACCCCGTCGGTGGTGTCGCATTCGACCACCTCGGTGATCATCAGGGCCGCGAACTTGACCACCCCGTTGACGGGCACGTCAAAGATGGCCACGTCGGCGGCAACCTGGTTCAGGTCGATGCCCTCCGCATCGTCAAAATCGATGATGTGCCGGGCATGCAGTTGCATTGGCGTGTTCATGCTCCACATGGTCTGTCCTCCTTATGGGAGTTGGCCGGCCCGGAGGGCTTCCGCGCCGGCCGGTTTCATCAGCACCCGTCCCTCAGCCCCGCGGATCAGGAGCTGGTGACGTACACCACCTTGGCCTTGCCGGCGTCGGCACTGTCCCAGGTGATCCCGTAGGCGATGGTCCCGTACCAGGCCACGGCCTTGACGCGGCCGAAGTCGTCCTGGAAGTTGGGGTTGGCCCGCAGGTGCGGGGCCTCGGCCTCGATGCGGGTCACCGCCTCGTCGCCGAAAAAGACCCCCTCGCCCAGGACCGAACCGCTGCCCACGCCGTTGGTGAGGCAGTCGCCGTTGTTAGTCTCCACCAGGCGGAACTCCTCGGCTTGGCCCACCTCGGAGTTGTAGATCACGTCCCCCTTGCGCAGGTACTGGCTCCAGGTCTCGAAGCGCTTGTCGTTCTTGATCCCGCGCAGGGCCTTGGTGGTCAGGATGCCGCGATAGCGCCCATCGCTGCGCGGCGGAACGCGCAGGTCGGTGGCCATATAGTCGCGGATCAGCCCCAGGTGCGTGAAGTTGAGGTTGGCCAGGGCCTCGGTGCTGGCGGTGCCGTCGGTGTCCCACGTCCCGGCCGCGCTGGAGGTCGGGATGTAGAGCACCTTGGCCTCCTTGAAGGCCTCGGCGGCGCAGATGTCCATGCACTCGCCCATCTGGCGCGTGAGCAGCTTCTGGATCTGCTGCTTGAGATCCACCTTGGAAAGCTGCTCGTTGAGGTCGGTGTACTGCACCCCGCGGCCCCATTCCTTGATGGTGAAGGACCGTGAACCGGGGGTCAGCCGGTCGATGGGGATGCGGGTGCGCTCGTCGAGCAGACCGTAGTTGGTCGGCGTCGCAAGCGGCTCGTAGTAGAACACGGTGATGGTCTCGCCCTTGCGCTTGCCGAACTCGCCGTTGAGATCGGTGAACTGGACGAAGACCATCTTCTTGGCGGCCACTTCCAGCAGCTTGTCGCTGATGGCGTGGTTCTTGAAAACGCCGTCGGTAACATCCCATTGCCACGTGTACATAGCGTACCTCCGTCACGGAGGCATTCGACTGTCGCCCGCCGTCGCCTAACGGATCCGGCTCTGCTCGGCCACCCGGTCCAACACGCTGCCCAGGGATGTGGGGCGTGTCTGGTTCTCGGTCCGCCGTGCCGGTGCCGGGCCGAAGCTGGCCGGCAGGGGCATGTCCTGTTGGGCCAACAGCTTGCGCCGCTCCTCGGCCTGCCAGCGCCGCGTCTCCCGCATCGCCTGCTGCATGCGCCGATAGAACGGCACCGGGTTGCCCTGCTCGTCGGTCGCCGGCACCTGGCGCACGTAGTGCTGGAGCACCGGATGGTTGATCTCCAGCCCGGGCAGGTCCGCCACCGCCGACTGCTTTGCGTAGTGGTTCAGGGTCTCGGTGGTCAGGCGGTCCACCAGCAGCTCCATCTGCACCGGCAGCGTCACCGTGCGCCCGTCCGGCAGCTTTTCCCCCAACTGGGGCAGTTGCTGGGCCAGGTGCTGCACGAAGGGGTCTTTCCCGTCGATGCCGTGGCGGAACAGCTCGCCGTGAACGTACCGGGCCGGGTCGGCCAGCGGGTCGCCCGGATCGGTCGGCGCGGCCCCGGTCTGTTCCCGGGGCGGCGGCGGCAGCTTGTCGGCCGGCAGCTCCGGCGGGTTGGACCGGAAGCTGTCGATGTCGAGCTGGTACTTGGCTTCCAGGTCGGCCACCGCGTCGTCGTAGCCCTCATCGTTCGGGTCCAGCTCGGCCATGGCCTGCTGGTGCTGCTTGGAGCGCTCGCGCACAAATTCGGCCAACTGCTCCCGGCGCAACTCGGCCACCTGGCGCTCGTACTCGGCCTTCTGCTGCTGCACCTGCCCCTCGCGGATCTGGCGCAGCTCCTCGGCCAGGCGCTGGCGTTCGGCGAACAGGTTGGCATAACCGCGCTCGGCCTCCTCGTGGGAGGCGAAGCGCAGCGCCTTGGGCTTGGTGGGCTGCTGCGGCGCCGGTTCGGCCGGCGGCTCGGTGGCGCCGGTGGCTTCCTGCGCCTCGCCAGGCGCCTCGAAGTCCGGCGGTGCCGGATCCGGTGCCGGGGGCTCGAAG